TTTGGTGTCTGCCAATCCTAATAGCTTTTTCTGCAAATCCGCAATAGCTTTATCCTGCGCTTTGATTGCGTCAGTTAAAGACTTATCAGCAGCGGTAAATCCCGCAGGTGTCTTAGTGTTTTTCAAAAAGTCGTTCAACTTCGGGATGTTACCCATAGCCGTGACAATCTCCTTATTGTACGCTTGCAATTCAACGAGCACCCCGGGTGCTAATCCCTCTATTAAGCCATCATTTGCCGCCATTTGTCATTTCTTTAATTCGTTGTCTGTCCTGTTTTTTTACCATTGATTTTTCGGCTGCTAAGAACTCGCCCAGCATACAATCAACTGCGATATGCTGCGGCGCGTTCCATTCGTTGATATTTTGGATTTGGTCGTAGAAGTCTGTTTTTTCTACATCTTTGTAACGGCGGCGAATGTCCTCTAATGCCATTTGCGCTTCGGCCAAATCGTTCTTCATTATCCCAATCGACACGTTCAACGCTTGGGATATTTCCTCGGCAATTTGGCCGTTAACATCAATTGGCGGGTCTAAGTGAACGTTTAGCGATTCAACGAACGCAGTCCATAGAGCGCGCACCTCGGGGATATGCCAAACATTCGTTGGAAAGTTCCACGCGTATTGAATTGAACGATCGAAAAACGGTATGGTTTCAATGTAGTATCGTTCGGTTGAAACGAGTGCCAAATATTCCTCGCTATCTTTTTTGGCGCGTCTAATGAAAACCTCGTTTGAAACCTCTGCGAATATTGCTGCCAACCATTTAGGGTCGGTCTTTGGCTTCGGTTTCATCAACTGATAATCCCCTGAATCCTGAATATCAAAAAACACCTTTGCGGGGAAGGTGTCGAATGAATGATATTTACATTTAGCGTTGTCCAAGTTGGTTTTTTATTTTTCTTAGGAACCGTGGCGCGATCACTTCTTTTTGAAAACGCTCCCACGAACCTTGGTTGATGTTTTGGATTGATTTTTGGCCTTTGTTACCTCTGTTGTACTTGTCGAGTAGCAGCGGTGCTTTGCTGTCACCAAACCCGAACCCGAACAATCCAGAACGAGGTGTAGTTAGATATGCGCTTCTCACAAACGCGCCAGTCAGAATCAAATCGACCTTACCACCAGCGAATGGATTTAAACGCTCCTTACGAGCTTTGTACAATGTACTGGCATAATATCCAATCCTACTCCCATCAGGACGTTCACCGCGCGTAAATTCATCCTCCTTAATTCCGAGTAGGTTTGTTTCCTCCTTTACGATTTCCTCCTTTACCATCGCTCGGAGCGTCGATAGGTTCAATAGCGGCTGTAACCTCTGGTGTATTTGTTTTGGGCTGCTCATTTTTCGCTTTTTTACATCCGTGGCACTCGTCATCGTTGCCGCGATTAACTGATTTTAAAAACTGTTCAATCAATTCATCGCTTTGTTGGTTGCTGTTTTCTTTGATGAATTTCTTTTTGTCGGCGCACGACATAGCCATGAACTTGTCAGCTGTTTCTCCGAAGATTTCAATATTGAATATCTGCATTTTATTTTTCTTTAAAGTTAATAAAAAAGCGGTACGATAATTCAATACCCATACCGCTTTTCACCCAATCATGAAACTATTTTAAGCAACCGGCGTAATGGCTGCTGTGGTTCCTGCGTAAAACTTCGGTTTGGTTGTTCCGAGTTTTGCAACCGCGACAGCTGGCGAGGCCGTAGCATCGTAAAGGTCAACAACCCAACTTTGCGAACTTGTCGACAATGCGGTGGTTGGTGTTAGCGCATACTCACCCGTCGAACTGTTAAAAGCCGATAAGGTAATAGTGTCTGCAACCCCATTCAACCTTGCCCTGAATTGCGCAACGTCCAAGCCTAAAATTGGCGTTAGGTCGTTTTGCAGCCAAGTTGGTTTTACGTAAATCTTACCCTCGGAAACATCTGCGCGACCTGTCATTTTCACGCCAGTCACGTTATTGATGTCAGTGTTTGGATTGAAATCCAAATTGTACAAGTAACCGCCTCTTGACGCGTAACCGTCTAGGTCGGTGATTTGGTACATAACCTTAACCTGCGCTTTGGTTGAGCCCGTCGCAGCCTCGTAGGTCATCACCTCGTACATACCAACATTGAACCCGCTCCAAGATAATCCGTCGATTGACGTGTTTACTTTGATGACGTTCTGGTAAACCTCAACGATTGAATCTTGATCTTGGCTAGAAAGTTTGTAGGCTCCTTTTGCCCATTCGTAAGGTTTTTTGAATGTTGCTGTGGTCATCGGTAAAGCGCGATTCACTACAACCGAACGCAATGTAATATCACTTGTCTCTAATGTAGCGGCTGGCACTTCAGTCGGTGAGCTAAAAGCATCAACCAAGAAATACGCCTCCCCTTGCTGCACAAGGTCGTTGAAAAACGCTTTGTTTGGCGTTGTAGACGCTACATCGAATGTAGGGCGTCCCTTTAGTAAAATGTGACCTAACAACGGCCCCGGTTCTACATAGCATGGTTCCAATCCAATGAATCCGCTGCTAGCTTTGCAATCTATTCCAAATAGTGTTGCCATAATATTTTGTTGTTTTTAATTAAAGTTAATTTGTTGTATGCAACTCGGTTGTTGGGTGAAATTTACCGTCATTGTCAGTATAATCACATTCCAATTATCAATCGTTTTGCTTACTGTTTTTTTACCGTCATTGGTAGATTCAAAAGCACTATAATTCGAGTACCTTGTCAATCGGTAACGCAGGTCGCCCTGTGTCATTATTTGGGTAATTCCGCTACCATCGAACGCTGTGATAATGTTCTCGGCCAACGGATTCAACACCGGATTAAACTCAGTTTGCCAAATAATCGGGTTGGTATTGGTTACGTGTTTTGAATTAACGGCGATTATAAACGTACAATCGCGAACCAACTCGTTATCACTTGCCCCGTACACCTTTTCCTCCGATTCTACCAACCAGATTAGCGGGTACTTATTCAAAGTCTGGCCGTTCTGTTTGATGTGCAAATTCAGCGTGTCCTGCGACCCCCAACCAAAGCGAACTTTGTAATTCTTACCGTCGATAACCGATACAGGTAATTGGTCAAACAAAGCTGTGCAAACATCCTCAACCACTATCATAACCCCAACTGATTCTTAACACCCTCCATCCGTAGCCTTGCAGCGTCGGGGTAGGTAGTTTCGTTATCGGTTAAGTAAGTCAGCAAAGAAACATAGTTGTTTTCCTCACGACCGCCGTAGTAATCGAATATCGGCACACCGCTGTGGTAGTAGAAATCGCCCCGCCAATTCGCATCGGCACACTCGCCCTGGTACATTCCCAGCATTTCGTTCCACGTTGTTACCAATCGCTGTGTTGAGTTGGCCGAAGTAGCGTTTTTCGCTTCAATGGTTGCCTCACCTAATGCGGTTACGGTAGTGACGTTTTCCGATAGCCAGTAATAATACACAAACGGTGTAATCGGGCTTGATTTGAATGTTCCCTCCATCCTTAGCAATCCCTCCCATTTGTAGGTCTTGTCGTCTTTGGTGTACTCGACACCGTTAACGAGGTCAATCCACTTTTGAGCGATTCCTGTTGGTGGGTCTGGGAACAATCCTGACACCAGTACTGCGTCGAATGTTGCGAACTCGCGACCTAAAGCGTTCTTCATGTACTTACGACCAAATTCATCAATATACTGCTCTAGCACAGTCAGCGCATCCCCTGCATCGTTGATGTTGGGGATGCTGTACTGCTTGATGAAATATGTTTGGTCGATTAGGTACATTTATTTAGCCTTTTCTGTCTTTGCTGGTTTATCTTTCACCTCTTCGACTGCCTTTGAATCAATACAAGCTTGCGCCGTACTGTCTGGCATATCTTTAATGATGTCGCCTTTTGAATAACGACCCCATTTATCTAAGATTACACGAACATCCATTACGAAGCTTCGATTGCGGTTTTGATAGTCGCGATGTCATCGTAGATAAACGCTTGCTCGTCCAAACGTTTAACAAACGCGTGGAAACGGCTTTCCCCAAGGATAACGAATTGGTTTTTGATGAAGTCATCGTTAACCCATCCGATACGCACTGAGTAAGGAACATAGTTAGTTACGTTGTACTTGGTCAAATCCGCAACGAATACTTTACCAACGGTAATATCTTCATCCGGAACAATCATAACACCTCCGATAACTACCATGTTAAATAGTCCTGCGGTTGGGTACAATGGATGGCCGAAACCATCTTTTGCAGCAACAAAGTTCACAAAGAAATCAACTGGGTTTACCATCGCAATGTTTGGCATGTAGTTCATTTCATCCTCATAGTTATGAGTGGTGAAAATGTCGGTCACAGCAGCGTTGATAACATCCATGATGTTTGGCTCAGTTACTGTATTAGCTAACGCCCCGGCAGAAAACGCACGTCCGTAGGTTGTAGCTCCTTTAGGGTTTGGCGAAATACCGTCTCCGTTAAGGATTCCTTTTGCTTTTTTACGGTTGTGTTTCTTAAACAAGAAATCAGTTGCGATTGACTGTAAACCAACTATGTCGGTAACAGCCTCTTCGGTTAACTTGATCCAAGCGGCCAACTTCACAGGGTTTGCAAACCTTGTCTCGATTTTGAAATCGATTTGTGGCTTAGTGGCTGCTTCAGCAAGAAACGTGTAATCCCCGTCTTTAGGTACGGTTTCGGTGTAAGGATACGAGGCCAAGCTGGTTTCCAAAGTGGTAACACGGCTCATAATCGAATCCTGGCGCAGGTTTACGTTCGGAGCAGGTGCAAATTGCTGGTAAAAGTAATCGGGCGGGGTGCCAACAGGAGCCGCAGACGCGGTTGTCATGGTAGCTACTGCCTTGTCTATTTCCAACTCAACAAAACCACCGCCTTTAAACGTTGCTTTGATGTCGTTGTGTTTCTCGGTAATCCACGAACTGACAACCTCTTTCAACGTTTTGTTGCTCGGATTGTTGCCCATGAACTTTTCTTTGATTGCTCCCAACTGCTCTGAAATATCGGCCAATTCCGTTTTCAATGTCTCGTGGTCGAAATCTTTGTGTTTTTCAATAAAGTCGCTTAGCGTTTTATTGATAGCGTTGAAATCTTCTTTGCTTGCTGCATTCGCCAAATCGGTCTTTAATGCTGCCAGCGCCAAATTGATTTGCTCGGCTGCTTTTTCTGCTTCTGTCATTTTTTTAGACTTTGATGTTTAAATAAAATTTTTCTAACTCTTCTTTTTGAGTGGCTGCTGCCGGATCGGTTTGTTCTGAAAGTGATTTCTCGGTTTTCAGATTATTGTCTAGGGTTGGAGTTACCCAATTGCTGCCCATAAGCACAGCGGAACCCTCTTTTAACTTTGCCTCGAGAACTGCCCAAAAATACCCTTGCTTATCAACATCTTCTTTGTTGACTACATCAGGATAATACTTGTCGAAATTCTCTTTTTCTTCTGCCCACCATCTTTCCTCTGAGTTGACGCAAAACACAACATCAACATATTCCATGCCGACCGAGTGATTGGTAACCCATCCGTTTTTGTACTGCTCAAACATCAATTCGTTGCGAGATTCTTTTACAAGGCTCTCGAAAACCAATGCTTGGGTCGTTCCTTCATAATCGGCTCCTAGTGTTTTCCAAGCCAATTGTCGGGTGTATGCGGTCGCGTCGTTTGAGATAACCTTGTCAAATTCGCGCTTGTGTTCCTGAAGGTGCAACTTCTTATTGCTGTGGTCAAGTGATCGTTTCCAAAGCCCTGGTATATGAACGTCGCAATGGCTATCAAGGATGTTTGTTGTATTCATTACAACCTTAACGAGTAGCTGTGAAATGTCCTCATTAACGGGATTGTTTGCCTTAACTACGTTGTTGATGGTATCGTTTTCGGTAAGCAGACAATCGTAAGCATCCGAATACTTGATGGTCGATTTTTTCAACGATTGCAAAGCCGCCTTGTGTTTATGGAGCTCCTTAAACATGGCTTCTTTTGTCTCGAACGATAAATTTAACTCTTTACAGAAGATCATTTGTTTACTGTTTTACCTAGTTGTTTTGCTTTGTCTAACATTGCTTGCCTCAAAACGAGGTCTTTAGTTTGCTCCGCTTTGGTTGCCAGCGTTTGTTGTTGGTTGTTTTTGGGCTGCTTCATAATCAATACCTTTAAAATTGGTTCCTAAAAACATATTTATTTGTTCCTCCGGCACTCCTGCTTTCATTAAGACTAACAGCGTATCGGCTTTTATTTTATCCTTTTCCGATTTCTCTTTCTCGAATACTTGGTTAAAACTAAGTTCAGAGTAATCGGCTCTAATGTCCTGAAATCCGTAATTCGATTCAAGCCAATCGGTTAATTGTTTCCATTTTGGTTTAACGCCGTACTCGACATGACGCGCTGTTGCCTTTTCCTGATTCTCGTAGGTACTGCCCTCGGTTAGAATATCTAAAACCTCTTTCGGTACGTTCATAACCGAAGCGATTTTAAGCATATCTTCATTAAAGCTGTTATCCAGCTCCAAATTAGCGAGATTGTCAACGAACCTTTCAATACTGATTTTAGACTTAACCGCGTGAACCTTACGCAATGACCTAACCTTTTCCTCAATGCTTAGTTTTTCATCTTCGCCCATTGGCAATTGTGTGGTGTCGTTCGGGTCGGCCTGTCCTGTAACCATGAATTTTTGAACCATTTCAAGGTTAATCTGTTTGGCATCGAGTGCCATTTCAGAATTAACAATGATTTTGTACAGCGCATCGAGTCTACTGAGCGCCTTAAAGCTATTCCCGTCAATACCACCAATCATATCGTAGAACGGAACTATCTCGGATAGTTGAATAAGTACGCTTTGACCATTGCCTAGATTGTAGGTTACTTGCGCCTTCATAACGTCTTTTAACGTTGCGCTGGTAAAAATGAATGCTTTCAATCGGTCAATAGCGGTTACATTCCAATCGATATTATGCGGGATTAACCATTGTATCGGGTTGTTTTCCTTCAACACTTTAGATCCGTTCGGGTTGTACAGGTACGCCGCGCCCATCTGAATCCAAAAGAAGTACTCCCAAAAGAATTGAGACCAACCCTGTTTAAAGTTTGGCTTATCAACGAGGCTATAAAGGAAATTCTTTTCGGTTAATTTCTCGCCCTCGTATTTGTTCACGCTTGCCAAACTACCTAAATCAGCAGTTACCGCAACGACTTTCAATAATGCAGGATTTGTAAGAACGTAATCGAATTTTTGGCGGTCTGTTAATTTAACTCGCGCGCGGCCTAAACTTGAAAATATTTCAGTAAACCAATTGCCGCTCGAATCCCTTTCAACGCTTATGGGCTTTTCGCCCCAAGTCAAGCCCCAGAACCCCATCTTAACTCACCAATAAAAAAGCCCTACCGCAGTTATGCGATAAGGCTTGGTTAGTATTTTCGTTCGTGTTAGTCATTCGGGGAAACGTGCATCTTTACACATTGGCAACAAATATATTATTTTTTATTTAATCGTTTACAACTTTACCGTATTTTTTTATCTTTACGCCAATTAATATTAATTAAATCTATAACAAAATGAAAAAACTATTATTTGCCCTATTGCTATTCGCTGGGGTTGCTACGGCACAAACAAGCAAGGTTATTGACCTGAAATCGACAACGACTACAAAGGTACTCGACACGGTGACCAACGCGGGCACGAGAATCCAACGCGGGGTTGCCAATACTGGAGGCACAAACATGAACGTAACGGTTCAGGTCAACATTACCAAGATTTCAGGAACCGTTGGAGGGACTGTTACTTGCCAGGGGTCTTTGGATGGTACGAACTTCGTGACTATTGGCAGCGCGGCAACCGCTACCGATGTAGCCAGCCAGTCGTTCTCATTCCTTGTGAAGCCGACCGATTACCCATACTACCAAATCAAATACGTTGGGACGGGAACAATGGCCGCGTCGTTCAACACGAAATTGTATTACAGGCCGGTGAATTAAGTGAGTTAGTTTTTTAGTTGGTAAGCCCTTGCGTGAGTGAGGGTTTTTTTATTTGTTCAAATGTTTCTCAGCGTGGCGGCGTCCGTATCTAATCGGGTCAATAACATCGTCATACGCCTTTATCACTTCATCATCAACAACGCCCAATCTATCATTGGCGTAGGCATAGTTCTTAAATTCCAAATCAATCCCGTCTGATTCCTCGGTATAAATAACTTCGGTTGAGTGCAGCAAGGATATTCCAGCCATAACCGATCCTTTTGGCTTATCAATACCATAAGCGTATTCCCAACCGTGTGCGCGCAAAAGCATAATATTATCAGGCACAGCCGAATCACAAACGCAATAGGCGTTCTTTGGTATTCCCAACTTTTTGAAAGTGTGTATAATAATGCCCCCGTTATCTTTAATATCCGATTGCTCTTGGCTGCTTAATTTAGATAATAGCTCAACTTCGGAAAAGTAGTTTCGTTGGTGACAGTACAACCGATTATTGTATTTGTCGAATTTCATTTCAACGATACCGAACTTGTGGTTTTTACCCCAGTCAACCCCAAAGAATGATTGTAGGTTAAGAGAAATGAAGTCAGCGTATTTGTTACGTTTCCAGTCATTGAAAACCCGACCCTCAACAGCTTCAGTCCAACCTCCCATTACAATTTGTTCGTACTTGTCGGGGTCTTCTAATTTCAATCGTTGGTAGTAAGCAAGAATATTATCGGCAATGTATTCTTTTGGAACGTCTAAATACGATGTGTGAATGTACATTACATTCCCCGCCACCGTATTGCTGCCGCCTGGAATATTTCTTGCGGAAAAGAATTCGCGGTAAATCCAATGGTGAACGCTCGCTGGGTTCAATATCAATATTGTCAGGTTTCGCTTATCCTTGCTCCTGATTGATAAGAATACCTTTTCGTAGGTTTCATAATCAGGTGTTTCTTCAGCCTCGTCAATGACAAACATATTAAAACCGAATAGAGACTTAAGATTAGCTGTTTGTTGCTTGCTTCCAGTCTTTAGCCCTTTGAACGCTATTCGATTGCCTAGTCGCTCGATATGGCTTGTGGTAGACGTTACGAAGTCGGTTAACCCTAGCAATTCTATTTTATCATCAACTTCGGGTTTAATCGAATCGACAATAGAAACGTTGGTAAATCTTGTGTAAAGAATATTCCAAAAGTGGTAGACTAATGCGGTTAGCGATAAAACAGCGATAACGAAAGACTTTGCGCTACCACGACCGCCAGTTAGTATGACGGTATCTACTTCGGGATATTCGCCTTTTAGTAGCGCGAATAGTGGTTTATACTTTTTTGAGAATTTCATTATTCATCAGCATCGACGAAAGTGATTTGGGGGGGGAGCGTTCCTTCCAACTTCTTGCCTTTACTTTTCATATCCTGCCTATCAGTCCAATTGTGGTTTGACTTGAGATTAACGATGGCAATGGCAGTATTTATTTTCCCTTTTTTACCGTTACGGAAACAATTTACCTCGCAATTGTTTTTTATCCGTTTTTTGTATTTTTTAAGTTCGGGGAATTTTTTAATAATGTAGTCGAATACGCCTTTATCTTGATCCATATCCTTTGCAACCTCACCGATAAAATCATAGTCATCTGATTTGGACTTTTCAACCGAATCAATCATAAATTGTTCTGCCGTTTCCTTATCCCAAATTTCCGCATTCTTATTATCCTCCGGTGCTCCTGCTGTTGCCATAACCCCAAAATTACAATAATTTTTTTACTGTGCAAGTTTACTTATACTCTTTATTGAAAATGTAATTGAACTTGTTTTGCATAGTTATGAAAAATGTGGATTTCTTAACCAATTGGTTGTCGTAAAACTTTGACAGCACCGGCTCCAGTAACGCCTGTAATTCACGCGCTTTATCCTGTATTTGTTTGGTCTGCTTTGTAGGTGTCATTACTGGCTCGTCAATTTCCTGAACCAGTAAATCCACCAATACAAATATCTTTGCAAGTTTCTTTTGCATTTAGAAAAGTTTATCTTGTTTTACAAACGCTTTGAATCGCTTTCCGGTATCTTTCATGTTTTCGATACTTTGCCTGTAATAAGAATCTTTCAATTCAATTCCAATAGCTTTACGCCCCATCGATACCGGAGAAAACACTTCACTACCAACGCCCATGAACGGAGTTAAAACTACTTCATTTGGATTTGAGTATAATTCCACAATTCTATCGATAACGTCTAGCTGTAAAGCGTGTACGTGTTTCTCATCGTCAGGGTGCCTTGCGTCTTTGAATGGCAAAACGTTATCAATCCTAATATCGTCCCAAACGCTTGAGGCGTACCGCTGCCAAATGTAATGGCTCAATTTGTTGTTAGGATTTTCGCTATCATAAAAGCTATTATTCAAGTGTTCCCACAATTGTTCTTCATTTAGCTTTGTGTTGTTTGCATTATTCCAAGCGGTTAAAATGTTACTTACTATTGGAGTTGCACCAAAGTAATTTTTCAATCCTTGTGAATGTGTTACAGGTACTAAATTATCGCCTTCTTTGGTAAATATTAATACATAATCAGGCATCGCAGTAAAGCATTTTGTGCTATCTTCTACAATAAATTTGTGCATTAAACTTTGTACCATTGTTCTCATTCTTACTTTTAATGGCTCTTTCCAAATTGTAATTCTATTACGATAATGGAAACCATACTTTTGATGTATTTTAATTATTTCAGCAGGAAAATCCCAAAGTCGGCAAGTGTTGTCGAAAACGTCAGTACAGTGAACCGCATTTATTCGCCCTGGTTTTGTAACCCGTGAAAGTTCTTTTACCAAAAAATCGTATTGATCTAAAAATTGTTCTTTGCTTTCGCAGTTTGAAAAGTCATTTTCGGAGCTGGAATAGTTATACAATCCAGCGAACGGCGGGCTATAAATTACCAAGTCTATACTTTCCTTTTCGAGTGTTGGCAATACTAGCATACAATCACTGTTGTATAGTGAATAGTTATCGGCGTGCAATTGGTCTTTTACTTTATTTTTGGTTTTCATAAAAATGATGGTTTAATGATTTCTTTGTTAAATTCTTTTATTTCGTTTACAAACGATTTATTGACGTTTTTAATAAGGTTTTCGTGAAGGGCAATGGCTTTGTTTGTTTTTTGCTCGATAGTGTCTAAAACGCGCTGTTGACCATCTGAAATAACCATATCAACAGTTACGTCACTTTTCTGGCCGAACCTCCAAAATCTTCTTATTGCTTGGTAGTATTCCTCATAACTCCAAGTTGGGAAAAATACGGTGTGATTGCAATGCTGCCAGTTAAGCCCGAACCCCGTCATTTTCGCTTTGGTAATTAGTCGTTCTATATTTCCATTAGCAAAGTTTAAAAGGATATCCTCTTTTTTATCGATTGACTGGGATCCGATTATTTCAACTGCGCTTGAATCTAATTCACGTAACAATTTACTTTCGTCATTTAGATTGCACCAATAAACCGACGTTTTTCCGCTGGCGAGTGAAATGGCTTTCTCGCATCTTTGGATAATTGTTTGGCGCTGCTCGTGTTTTACTTCGGGCATTGACTTAGCTATTGGCGTAAACATTTGTAATTGACCGTCAATATCAATTGGATTGTCATTTATAACAATATGCTTATTAACTATTAATTCTGGTAAAACATACCTATCATTTGAAAATCCTAAATCGCTTGGCATTTTACACATAATTGACCATTGGTTAACCCATGCAAAGAAATCTTTTTCGGCATGAGGTTTTAAATAGAATTTTTCGCCAATGTTTCGATTATTGCTGTCAACTGAGTTTTGATTGTTTTTAAAAAACTTCCCTAACATATCCATATAACCCATGTATCCCAAAGCCTCGGAGCTTGTTCCTAATTCAATAAAATCATTTGGTGATGGTGTTGCCGTTGATAAAAAACGATAAGGTATTTTTTTAATAAAAGATGTGATTTGATTTTTAATTTTACCATCAAAGTTTTTAAGTATTGAACTTTCATCACAAATAACACCTACAAAATCTGTTTCGTTCAGGTAGTGTAATCTTTCGTAATTGCAAATGACAATTTTCTTTGTGAATTTACCATCTTTTGTAATTTCGATATCGTCTGTAATATCGCGATCGAAAGCCTCTTTGATAAACTGAAATCCAACGGCCAATGGCGTAAGAATCAAAACTCTTTTGTTTGTGTGTTGAATTACGTTTTTTGCAATTGATATTTGAATTAATGTTTTACCTAATCCAGTATCTAAAAAGTCTGCAATACGCCCTTTAACAACGTTACGCTCAATTATGTGCTTTTGGAAGTCAAAAGCCATATCAGGAATAAAATTAGGGGTAAACCCAAACTCACCTATAGAGTGCCGTTTGCGCTGTAGAAACTCGTTATAATCCATAAAATAAAAAACCCCGCAGGATTAGTGCGGTTGCGGTCGCATCTAACCCATTGGGGTAAAAAGTTTAATAATTGATGCCGCAACACATCTTTGTAAAAGTATTAAAAAATCCGATTCTCAAAATCTTTCCAGTCAAATATTTTTGTACTTTCTTTTTCTTTGACCATACCTTTTTTCATTGGCAGGTTATTTTCGATAAGGTATTTACGGGTATAATGCACACTTGCTTTGATTTGGTAGGCAATTTGTTTAGCTGATAAGTTATGACTTGCAAGCTGATTAATCGCTTTCTTTTGGCTATCGGTTAAGGGTTTGCACCATTGCTTAGTTTCGATGCCTTCCTGCTTACAAATGATCGCTGCTGCTGTTACGCTGCACCCTGCTTTTTCGGCTAATTCTGTGATTGAGTACCGTTTGCCTGCGTTCGATTTTATCTTGCCTATCAATGTATCGCTGAATTTGTCGCCCATCATAAATTAGTTGAATGTGAAAATAGTTACCGAATTTGTTATCTAAGGTTTTTATGCGCTTGTTAAACCTTGCAAATATTTCCTTACGTTCTGACTTGTTGTGAAATTGCAGGATTTCTATGATTTCTTCGTTCATGTGCAGGGAGCAAACCCCTGCTTTTTGAAACGTATCTGCTGTGTTTGGCATTTCTAAAATGGCAAGTCATTCACTATCTCGTCATTGTTTACACCGTTTGCATCTCTGCCCCTTGCAGCGTTTGTAAATTTTAACGGCTTGGGTTGCTGTGGATAAAGCGGCGAAGGTGATATGCCTGGATACCTTTCAAGTGCTTATCTTAATTACAAACGTTCTTTAGATTCATATTTTGCAGGTGGTAAAACGGATTTATTTGTTACGGGAGATTTTCAAAGGTCAATGTATTTGGCTGTCAATGGTAAGAGTGCGGAAATATCTGCAACCGATTGGAAAACCGAACAACTATTAGAGAAATACGGAGAAGGTATATTTAACTTAAACGGCGAATTTATGCCACAGGCACACGAATTAACTACACCAACAT